ATTGAGTTCCTAACTTGATGTTTGCAATTGCAGTTGCATTGAATGAACCAATTGTAGTTGCACTTGCAGTAGAACGGAATTGGAATACACCAGTTTGTGCAGAACCTGATGTACCAGTATTTGCAAGGTATCCCAACGGAGTAGATGCAAATCCACTCTTCACTTCAAATGTTCCTTGTGAGAAGAAGTTTTCGGTATCTACATAATAACTCTTACCAAATTCTCTATTTGCTGCTTTGGAGAATTGTTGTGATACATAATCACCATCAAGGGTATCACCAAAGTTTAATTGGTTCACTGCTAGGTTATTAGCTGGGATTGCAGAGATTTTCTCGTTCAAGTTGATATACTTGTTAAAGTCTCTTACTTCACCCTTGCTATACCAGTTATTAAAGGTCTCTACGATGAACTCTCGGTTCTTTGTTTGGTTAGGATATATTACAAGGTTATATTTCTTTTGTAATGATGTAATAAAATCAATCAGTTTAATACCACTCGTACCGAAAGGCATATTTTGTGCAATGTTCATTACTAATCCTTCACCACCTTGATTTACTTTTGTTACTTGTAAATAAGATGTAACTGAACTATCAGGGTTTAGAATTACAGCAAAATTACTACCACCTTGATTTTGATATCTTAAATAAAACTCATAATCATCTGCTGGTAGAAGTGCTGAATTCCACTCGGTTAATAAAGTGAATTTTTCAGTTCTTGTTTGTGGTGAGTTATATATTTGAGTATCCGTCATGAAAGTATTGTATGTAGTTAATGCAATACTTGAAGAAAATGTATTACCAACATTCTTTATTTCCATGAAGAATTGTGGAATACCATTACCTGCAGAAGATGATGATACTTCAAAATTAAGATTAAGTAATCCTCTAAGTTGTGTAGGGAACTCAATCGTATATACTAAATTAGGTGAAAGGTTATTACTTGTATTTTGTGCAACATTATACCACTCAATTTTTCTATTATTTCCAGCAGTTAAAAGCACATCAGTTCCACTACCACTTATAGGTAATATCCTAAACAATCCATAAGTTTCAAGGTCAATATTAGGAAAGACTGGATAACGAAGATTATTGTTACATAACATATACACGTTATCCAAGAATGGTTGTTCCCAAAAAGAAGATGAGTAGGTATAACCATATTGTTCAAATATAGCATCCCATACTTTTTTTATTCTAATAGCTGGTTTGAAATCTTGAAGACAAAGAGAACCTGATGGTGAATCTATACCAAATAGATTTTCTTCTGGTGTATATTGTATTCTCTGTCCATATTCTACTAATGGATATACTAAATCACCACCAAATAATCCATTTTCCCAAGATTGAGATACGTTATCCCAATTTAGAACATGATTAAATTGTGCTAGTGATGATGTTAAATCAGTAAGATAGTTTCTGTTTATGTCTCTACCAAAAGATGATAACCCACCATATATAGAAATCTCATAAGATTCTACATACTTGTTTGCATACACGTTTACTTGGTTCAGTTGTAGATAACCTTGTGAAATATATATACCATCAAAATCAAAGTATGCTGGTACCTTTACATTAGTACTGAATAGATAAGGATTCTCTACTGCAATATCATAAACATGCTGAAAGAATGCGTTATTAACTTTCGTTCCTGGTATTGTAATTTGTCTTGTAAAATCAGAAGGTAAGACACCAAGGTCAAACAAACCCGTCACATTATTGGATACGAGTATTTCCTCATCACTAAATGTGTCAAGTTGTTGGAAGCCATTACTTCCACTTGCCATAAGACGAAAATTAAAACCTTTACTACTATTAACTCCCATTAGATTATAAGTTTGTATGATTGACCATAATCAAATTCAAATGCGTATTGTATTACTTTATCTACAACACCAGTCTTAAATGTAAGATTAGATGTTTTTATTGTAATTGGTTTTATTTCATAATTTACTTCATCATATATCCAATAAATCTCATCACTTACCAAGAGTTGTTTGAATATCTCATTATAATCTTCTGAAACCCAATCAGTATTTACTTGGATACTTTCCTTAGTATCTACCATGTAGTTTAGATTACTAGAATCATAATTTGCATATCCTAATCCAGTACCCTCCCAACTGCCTATTTGTGGTTGGTAAAGTGAACGATTCACACTAAAGTTTTTAGTGTTAATCATATTAAAGTTAAATGAATCAAATTGTCCGAATCGGTTTTTCCATTTTACTCGTATGTTTGGATACTTTTGATTACAAGTTATATTGTATCTTATTGGTGTTCCTAAATTACTACCACTTGCATCTACTGCCTGAATAGTATAAAAATCAAATGAACCTGATAGTGGGAAACCTGCATCTGAAGGTGCATTTGGATATGGGTTTATTTGGAAATCAGAACCCGTAGTAGAATATAATGCATATTCACCAACTTGAATACTTGATGAATAAATTATTTTTGTTGCTTGTGAATTACCAAAATCATAATCACCCACAAATACACCAGCATTACTTACATTTGTAGTAAACACAGATTGTGTTGCAGGGCCAGAAGTCATTAGTGGCCAGTGTGGTGTGAGTTCGTATATATCCTCACCAATAGGTTCAGGGAATAATTGATACCCATCAATATATTTTAGAACTTGGGTTTCTACCTTTTGTGAACTTGTCACATAAGTTGAACCTGATAGGTATTCCCAATATCCAACACCTTTTGCAAATTTAAGAACACCGAATCCTTGGCTTGCTTCTAACAATTCAGTTAGTGTAGAGTTTAGAATTCTACTTACATCAAATATACCAACGCCATTTGTATTTGGGTATTTTACTAGAGTGTATTTAGAAGAACCTGAATCTGCAGGTGCACCAGTCCAATAATACAAATCCAACATATATTGAAATGAACTTGAAGTTATTACTGGCGTATCCTCTTCCAATGTAATTGGCATTGGAGATTGTACTAAACTTACTAATGGTGGTTCTTGGTTTATATATAAAGCCATATTACAAAATCATTTTATATATAACCACAATAACTCAAAAAAGTAGGGATGGTTATGTAAATCTAAACTTTTGTAGTTCTAATACGGCAAATCGTTTGAATTCTTTGGCAAATTCTTTTGTGAATTTCTTGATTTCAGTTTTAACTGATTTATCTTTTAAGGCCTTTTTGCCAAACTGCCAGTTTCCTCTTTTGATTGCAGTTTGTCTGAACTTTCTTCTTTTAACAACCTTGGGTGGGTCTTGAAACCATTTACCATATTCTGCACCTGGTGGTGATACATCTAAATCTACTTTGATTTTACTTCTTGTACCTGAACCAACAATAGAAACCATGTTCTTTGGCCTATTGAATCTATTGATTTCTCTTTTTAGATTACCAGTATCCTTTGGTGCATAGAACAAGGCCACATTTTTTATTTGTGCAGCAATTTGTTCTAATCCCTTTGTTTGTTTAATAGTTTGTTTTAGAGTTGCCATTAGTTAGGTAGTAATGGGAATATACATCTATCTCTATTGTTATGAACTACTACGGTAAAGGTAGATACCCAACCTGCCAAACCATTATTGAATCTATCCTCAAATGGTTCGTTTAAGATACTATCAGGTATATCTAAACCATTTACTGACCTTTGTGTAAAGGATGTTAAATCGTTTATGATTGCAAGTGTGTTTGCGTGTATATCTACAACATCATCTACTCCATAAAACGGAATAGTTTGTGTGTTAAATCCTCCACCAGATTCATTGTTTCTATTCTTTATCTTATCAGCAACTACTAACTGAATTTCCCAATTAGTTACGGTATCTAAATACTCACAAGAAAGGATTGATACATTACCCAAAGGATATTGTGGGAATTCTCGTGTATCAAAATCTTGAATCAATCCTTGGGTAACCAGTTGTAATGAAGGGTGATTATCCATGATTGTCTTGAAATAATCCAAGATGTTGTAGTATAATGTATAATTTACACCACTATTTTCAACTATTGCTGCCATAATATATTATAGGTTTATACCTGAAAAGTATTGATTTGTTTGGTCAGGATAGATTTGAGTTTGATTTCCTACTGATTGTAGATATTGTGGTATTTGATTAGAATACGCAATCAAATAGTTCTGTAATCTCAAGGCATAGTATTCAGCATTATCTTGTGCTTTTGATAATAGATAATCTATCTCTGTTTTTGTTGGAGCAACACCTTGCTCGGAGTTTTGTTTTACTGCACCATTAGATTTGAACTGAACTGAACTAAATGGGATATACTCAACACACGCATACCAAATAAGTGTTGGTTTAATATGGTCTGCAAGAAGGTCTTGGTAATATACACTCAAATCACCTACTGTACCAGTTTCTATTTTTAATGACAAAAAGTCATACAATACCGTACCAATCAAGTTCTTTATATACTTGATTTGTGCAGTAACCATGAATGGTAGTAATGCATCAGCATCTATTGCTCCTTGTAGTGGAGTATTCTTAATGATGTCATTACGAGTTATAAATAATGCAGTTGCCATATTAGTTAAATCTTTTGTTTAATAGTTTTGTACCCATGTTGTTTCTGATGAACTCCAACTCCTCTTCATCATTTATAGTTTCTTCTTGGATGTTTGGATCTGCCTCTTGGTCAGGAGTTGCCATTGAATCATTTACTTCATCTTCAACTTGTTCAATAGTCTTATCAGTTTCTTCTGCAGTTTGAGAAAGAATTACCAATGGAGTTAGTTGTTCAAAGTACAATTCCAATTCAGGTAATCCACCTTCTCTTAATGCAGTAGTCAGGTAGTTGATTAGCAGGTTCTGGAAAGGAGCAATGGTCATTGTCTGTAAGATACTATACGCTGTCTTCATCTCTTCGCTTTGCGAGGAAAAACCATTGTTTTGGGTTCTTATACCAAACAATAATGGAGATGTAATTTTATGACCTACTAAGATTCTATCCTGTGCATATTCTGCAATATACTTGAATCTCTCATGTAGATTATCAGATTGGATTGCAGTTACGGTTGGCTGATTCTCTTTATCATCATTGAAGGATACCATGAATCTACCACCATTATTAGTGCCAGTAAATTTAGAATAAAGTAAATCCTCA